TGCAAGAATCCAAGAACGAGTTGGATCAGATCGGCCCGAACGCCACGATGATGGGCGAGAAGGCGAAGGGATCGGCGGCCGCTTCCGGCAAGGCGATCATTGCCAGCCAGCAGGGCGGCATGATGGAGGTCGGCGACCTCTTGGACAACCTGCGCCATCTCGACATGCGGGTGTTCCGAGCGGTGTGGAATCGGATCAGGCAATTCTGGACGGCCGAGAAGTGGATTCGCACCACGGACGACGAGCGCAATGTGAAATGGGTCGGGATGAACGTCGATCCCATGCAGATTCATGCGGCGATGCAGCAGAACCCGCAGATGCAGGAGAAAATTGCGGGGATCGTCAGCAACGTTGCCGAACTGGATTGCGACATCATCATCGATGAGGCGCCGGACAGCGTAACGCCCGCGCTTGAGCAGTGGCAGGCGCTGGTCGAGCTTAAGAAATACGATGCCGCGGGCGAGCTGCCTTATCGGGCGCTGATCGAGGCGGCACCGAACTTGCGAAACAAGGACAAGATCTTCGAGCAGATGGACAAGGCGGCTCAGGCCAAGTCGCAGAACCCACAAGCGCAACAGGCGCAGCAATTGGCGATGGTGACGGGACAGGCCCAGATACACCTGACCGAGGCCGACGCACAGCTCAAGGAAGCGCAGGCGCGCAAGGCATTGGCCGATAGCCAGGCCGGGCAGCCGCTCGAGCCCTTAACCATGCCCGCAGCCTATGCGGACCTGCAAAAGACCTTGGCCGAAACCGAATACACCCGGGCCAGGACCGACAGCATTATTCAGGACACCCAATTAGCGCCAATACAGATGATTGAAAGGGCGCACGTGGATCGGTTGCAGAAGCAACCGGCCATATAGGTTCCCGCCGCCTGGGTTAAGGGCGATCGGCTTTGTTCAGCCGTTATATTGACAGGTGCCGCCGGCCTGCGGGCGATTCGTGACCGCACACGTAAACAGGAAATAGCAACATGAAACCTAATTCCGATGATACCTTTAAGAAATAGCGGCGGCTTTCGAGCGCTCCTTTCTTTGGGTGTCATCTCATTTAAAGAGGTAACACCCCCATGGCTGATTCTAGAGCCGTCGCGGGTCTCACTGTAGAGCGTGGGATGACAAGTTTTTCACCAAATATCTCACGGAAAACCGCTTTGCGGGTGAGATGGGTTCGAATGAAAACTCCATCATTCAGGTTAAGGAAAACCTGACCAAGAAACCCGGCGACCGCGTCAACTACGCGCTCGTCAACAAACTGACGCAGGCCGCTACCACGGGTCGTTCGACCATGGAGGGTAACGAGGAGGACATGTCCTCTCGCTCCTTCCAGCAGATCGTTGACAAGCGGCGCAATGCCGTTCGGGTGGCTGAGGTTGACGAGCAGTTCTCGGCGATCTCGCTGCGCACGGCAGCTAAGGCCGTGCTCAAGGACTGGTCGATGAAGGACACCGAGAAACTGATCATTCAGGCGCTCGCGTCCATCAATGGCGTCAATTATGCCGATGCAACCGAAACGCAGAAGGACGCATGGTTGGTTGACAATGCCGACCGTGTGTTGTTCGGCGCGGCATCCGCCGGCTACACCGATCACAGCGTTGACCTGGCCTTGCTCGACACCACATCGGACAAGATCACGGCGGCTGCGATCTCCAAGATGAAGTACATGGCATCGACAACGGCGAACCCCAAGATTCGCCCAATCCGCGCGGTCACCAACGGCAAGCGATACTATGTCTTGTATCACGATCCGAGGCTATTCCGCGATCTCAAGACCGAAACGTCTTCGCCTATTGTTCAGGCGCAGCGCGAGGTCAACATCGAGATGGAGAACAACCGCTTGTTCCAAGGCGGCGATCTTCTTTGGGATGGCATGATCATCAAAGAGATCAACGAAATGTACGACGAGCTCAACGTGCCGTTCACCAACGTCGGTGACTCGGCGACAACCGAGGTTGCCTGCGCCTTCCTGTGCGGTGCGCAAGCGGTGGCGACGGCTTATGCCCGGCGGTGGACTTCTGCCACGCAGGAGTTCGACTACGGCGACAAGCCCGGCGTCGAGATTTCCTCAATCTACGGCGTCGGCAAAATGCTGTTCGGCTCGGGTGCAGCCGATCAGGACGACCTCAAGCAGCACGGTGTCGTCACCGGCTACTTCGCAACCGTCAACTAAGGAGCCGGAACAATGACGACTTATACTGCTACCAGGGCCGCCGCGAATTTTCCGGTCTATCAGCCGGAAGGTTCGGGCGATCGCTCCACTGCTTGGGGCGCTATCCAACTCTCCACGCTGCTTGCAGCGACCGACGTGATCAAGTTGTGCCGCCTACCGCGCGGTGCTGTTGTCCTCGGCGGTCGTATCAAGGGCAGCAAGCTCGCAAGCGGCGCCACCGCTGCTAGCCAATCGATGGTCCTCAACATCGGCGTTGATGCGTCCATCACGACCGGGCTTGGAACCAATGTCACGAAGTTATCGACTTCGACCGCATTGGCGTCGAGCATCATCCCGAACGGCGCTGCCGTGACGGATGTCAAAAACGCCGGGTACGACTGGCCACTCGGCGGACTTCTGGTCTCCGATGGCCCATTCACGCTGCAAGACGACGCGACTGTGTACGTTACGGTTGTCGCTTCGGCCGGTGCTGGCTCGTTCGTGTCGGCCGTTCTCGCGCTTGAGGTGGACTACCTGATCCCATGACAGTCCGCGAGTTAGAGACGTGTTGTGTTATAGATGTGGCTGGTCGTGCCGCCAATCTCCAATCGAGTTTGGCGCGCGGTCGTCCATGGGCACGTAAGCAACAGGCGCACGGCGGGAAGCTCGCCATTGTCGGTAGTGGACCATCCGCGCGTCAGCGTCTCGAAACTCTCCGTCAATGGCCCGGAGAAATCTGGGCCATTAACGGAGCTTATAATTACCTGTGCGGGGAGGCTATCGTCCCGGACGGCTTTGTGGGCGTCGATCCGCTACCGGGTCTGGCCGAGTATGTCGCGCACGGTCAGCCGCAGACGAAATTCTATATCGCGGCGACCTGTGATCCGGCAGTGTTGGATCGGCTCAATGGGCACAGTGTTTGTCTGTGGTTCCCGCAGGACGAGGAATCATCCTACCCCGAGGATGCGTTGATCGTCGGTGGCGGCACCGGCGCTCTCACCCGCGCGCCATTCCTCGCCTATCTGTTGGGCTGGCGAGATATCACATTGTTCGGCGCGGATTCCTCGTTCGAGGATGGGCGCTACTGCTACGGCGATGGCTCATATGCTGAGGATTCAAAGGCTGAGATTAACGCGGTCTCGGTCGGTGATGAGGGACCGTTCCTGACCGAGATCAACCTTATCAAGCAGATCACCCAGCTTGGCGTGATCGAGCAGCAATTCCAAGGAATGCTGAAGTTCGATTGCGATGGGCTGATAGCGGCCTATCTGCGGTCCCCCATGCACAACATCGATAAAGACGGCAATGTTACTAGGAAAGATGAGGCTTGAAATGAATCGAGGAAATCCGAAGTGGCAGAAGGGTGGCGCAAGCCCCAACCCAGGTGGCAGGCCGAAAGCGACGGTGCACGTCGCCGTGCTCGCACGCCAGTACACCGAAGAGGCTATCCTCAAGCTGGTCGCTATCATGCGCAATGGCAAGGCCACCACGACCGCGCAGACCCAAGTGGCGATTGCCTTGCTTGATCGTGGTTATGGCCGGCCGGCACAGGCGACCGAGGTCACGGTGCGCCGGGACATTGCAGATTTAACCACCGAGGAGCTGATCGCGATCGCGGCCGGTTCGGAAGAGCCCGAGACTGCACACTGACAACGAAAAGCCCCGCCGAAGCGGGGCTAAGTCGGGAAAATTGCTCTTGAAGAATGAGCACATTACCATCTTCGGCGCTGCTTGGGAAGCCTGTGGGATGCTGGCAACGACTCAGCAAAAAGGCCCCGGGAGGTGCTTGGGCGAACTCCGGGGCCTAGCGTCCCCGTCCGAGCTTTGCGGGTCGGGTGGGAACGCCGTCAATCAGGTTACCCCGTCCGTCGGGTAACGAAAAGCCCCGCCGGAGCGGGGCTAAGTCGGGGTAGGCTTTGGATGAAGAAGTGCAATTTTACCATCTTCGGCGCGGCTTGGGAAGCCGCCTATAGCTCAAAACACACGGCGGCCGGCTCTGGCAGGCCGGCTATGGCACACGCGGCACGGACCAGGGTCTCGTAGCGGTCCGCATTCATGGTCCCATGATTGTCAGCGCGGTAGGTAAGCGCAGCGCCGATGCCCTCCAGCGTGGTGGGCTGGGTGTTGGCCAGCTCCTGGGTCGCCCTGCAATAACGATCCAGGGCCTCATCGTTGATGATGGCGGTCCGCACGTACTCAGGTTCCCAGTGTAAGCGGTCCACCTCGGCCTTGATGTGTGAGGGATATTCCCAGGGTGAGATTGGGCTCGCCTTCAGACGGCGCAATTCATCGGACAGCCGCTGCGCGTCGGAGACCCTGTCGAACTCTGCAGCGGCCCGCTCATATTCAGCGTGGATTACTTTGTGCTTCTCGATCGCCGCGAAGATCGGATCGGCTTGTGTGGCTAGGGCCGGGATCGCAATTGCGGGCAGCGTGGCGGCACCGGCCACGAGGGCGCGGCGGTTCAGATTAGGCATGGTGTCTCCTGATTTGAGGGTGTGAATCCACACGCACCAAACCAGGCCGGCAAGCCGTTCTGTTTTTTGCTAGGAATCGTTTCGGTCATGACGCGCCCTCGCCCGGTGCGTTGTGGCAAGTCCCGGCCCGTCGTGTGGTAGCGGCGGGCCGGGGCGCTTACGATGCGCTCAAGAGGCGAATCCGTCAACTTCGCGGCTAGTAGTGCGCAAGATATGGGCGAGCCTATGGGCAAATAAACGGCATGTCGAGAATATCTTTTAATATCAATTACGTATGGAGGACGGATATTCCGCCAGAGAAGAAAGCGAAGATCCTCTCTCAGATCAAAGCGGTCTCGGACCGGTG